GGATACGATATCCAGATTTACTCCTTGACGCTATATAGGATTCGATAGACGCGAAGCATTTTCATCTAATGCCTTTTCAACGAGTAGAATTGCGCGCGGCTATGCGCTATAGATATACTTTCTGGACAGCTACACGCGCAACTTCTAAATCTTTTACAGCCTATTTAAGCGCATTGATACGAGCAGTATTATTACCTAATTCTACCATAATGATTGCTTCTGATACCAAAGGAACGGTTATTAAGATAGCAGAAGCTAAGTTTGAAGAGATATTTAGACATTGGCCCTTACTACGCAAAGAATTAAAAACTCGCGCCGATGATGGTAAGACGGGACAAAAAGCAAGTACAAACTATTATGAGTTATACTTAAAAAATGGTAGTATGATTTCTGTTGTATCTAAGGATACATCTCGTGGTCTTCGTGCTACTGCTGCAATTCTAGAAGAGGCTGCGTTAATTGAGGAAGTTCCTTTTAATGAAGTGCTTTGGCCGCAGATGAATATTGCGCGCCGTGAAGTTGATGGTTCTTTAAATCCTAATGAGCCTAGTTCTTCTCAAATCTTTATTACTACTGCTGCAGAACGTACTGTCTTTATGTATTAGAAACTTATTGAAATTACTGTTAACGCCGTCTTGCGGCCGAAAGAGTATTTTTCATGGGGCCTTTCCTATGAAGTTCCTCTTCATTATGGACTATTAGATAAAGCAACCTTAATGGATCAGCGCTATTCTAATACAGTAAGCGAGGACTCTTTTGCGCGAGAATCATTATCAATATGGAGTGGTAATAGTAAAGATGCGTGGCTAGATTCACGTCGTTTAAACAAACATCGTTCTTTATTGAAATGCGAGCGTAAAGCTGCAGATAACTTACCAGATGGTGCTTTCTATATAATTGGCGTTGACGTAGCACGTTATGGCGCGAATACCGCTATTATGGTTATTAAAGTACTACCCGGGGAGTAGCGTTTCAAGAAAAATGTAGTCTATACCGAAGTAATACATGGTGAGAACTATATCACTGTACAAGCGCCACGTATTAAAAAATTAATCGAACTATATCATCCTAAAGAGATTGTTATTGATGGTAATGGCCCAGGTATTGGCCTTATGGATGCGATGGTTTTACCTTCTTTTGACGCAAAAACAGGAGAACAATTTCCCGCATACTTTACCTTTAATAATGAGAACCACTTACCGCCAGAAATGCACGATGAAGCAGAAGAGCCTAATCTCAAATATAATGCAATTATATATGATATTAAAGCTTCTGCCTCTAATGAAGATGAAATCCACGCAGCATTCCTTACTGCTGTTAATAATGGATCAACATCCTTTTTGGCGCATGAGCGTGTTGTTAAAGATAAGTTAATTAAAACAAAGAAAGGTTAGAAAATGACATCATATGATAGACGAGTATTTTTATTACCATATGAAATGACTTCTCGCCTAATGGATGAACTTAATAATTTGCGGCTAAAGCCTACTGGTGTAGAAAATAAATATAAAGTTGAGCGTATTTCAAAATCAATTGAAAAAGACCGCTTTAGTGCGCTAGAATATGCAATGTATAGAATTAAATATTATGAAGATAAAGAAATTTTTAAACGCAGAAAAAAGAACATTAGTTCTTATGGCTTTTTCACTCCTAAAAGTAGGAGGTGATTTTTGTGAGTTAGGATTTTAAAGCTATGTTTGCAAGACCATAGTTCCGTATAAATTATGTTCCTATTGATTCTCGTGAACGCCTCTCTCGCTGGGGCGGCCATAGAACGAATAGTGTTATTGATAGAGATTTCACTATAGAAGAAATAGAAGAAATAATTCGCTCTGGTGAGATTTCAGCTATTCGTGAGTTATCTCGATATTATTATAGAACCAATGGTCGCTACCGCAATAATATCAATTTTCTTGCAACACTCTTTTTATATGAAACATTAGTAACTCCTATCTATGAAGCTGGTAAAGGCTCTAAGACGCAAATTATAAAAGCATTCTATAATGCTTGTAGTTTTGTTGAAGCTTTAGATATTAAGAATACATTGACACGTATTACGCGTGAATGGTTAAAGTCGGGGATATATTATGGTATTCTACAAGAACATGGTAATAAAGTTGTTGTATAGGATTTACCATAGGAATATTGCCGCACACGATTAAAAGACTTTAATAATCTTTGTATTTTAGAGTTCAATGTTACTTATTTCTTAACTAAATATGAAGATGAGAAAATACGTGACGCGGCTTTACTTAATTTCCCGCCTGCTATTCAACAAGGTTGGAAATTATATAAGGCTAAGAAATTAACTGATCCTTGGGTAATGGTACCAGTAAGTGCGGGCGGAATTGTTTTTTGCTTCTCAGAAGATACTACACCATTACTTGTAGCTTCTATTCCTGAACTTGCTAAAATGAAGGATGCCGTAAAGCGCGAGGAAAAGCGTGATGAGAATGAATTGTATAAGTTATTAATTCATAAGATGCCCACTGATAGTAATGGTCATTTAGTATTTGAGCTTGATGAAATCGCGGAAATTCACGCTGGTATCGCCGCGATGCTACAAGATTTAGATACAGTAGATGTATTAACAACACTTGGAGATGCAACATTAGAGAATCTGCAAGATTCTTCTGCAGCTAATTAGTCTAATAGCCGTATTGAAAAATATAGTGATAATGCATGGGATTCTTTAGGAAGCAGTAAATTATTCTTTAATGCAGATAATAGTTCATCTTTAGCATACGTTATTAAGCGTTTAGAAAGTGTTATGCAAGAATATATGAATGCATATGCTACTTGGATTAAGTTCTTAATCAATAGTCGCTTTAGTCGTACTGGATTAACTTTTGATTTTGAAATCTTACCAGTAACAAAGTTTAATATTAAAGACTATAAGGACTACTACTTATCAATGGCACAATTTGGTTATCCAAGAATGCGTGTAGCGGCGGCAATGGGTATTAAACAACGTAGTTTAGTAAGTACCGTTGACTTTGAAAATGAGTTCTTAAATCTTGATGAAAAAATGCGTCCACTATTATCATCTTATACGCAATCTGGCGATGAAAATTCTCAGAAAAAAAATAATTCTGGAGAAAAAAATAGTAGTGGTTCAACGTAGGTCAAAGACATTACTAATAAGGGCGGAAGACCAACGCTTGCTGATGAAGATCGTTCTCAAAAAACGCAAGCAAATATTGATAGTATGAGTTAAGGAGGCGCCATAATTTATGAAAAGAAATATTCCAATTTATTTTGACAATGCTATCATAATGTCGCCTGCTGAATCTATCAATGGTTCTTCTAATCTTAATAGATTAAAAGTTGGCGTCTTTACTAAATATGGTAATCGCAATGGGTCTTATATTAAAGATGATGTTGCAGAAATGTTAATTGATAGCGCGACAAAAGGTGATACTCCAGTAGTTGGATTCTTTGATCCAGAATCTCAAGGTTGGGCAAGTCATACTGGCCCCACACTTGCAAGCGCTTATGGTTATGTTGAGTATTTTGATGGCTGGCAGCCATTTAAAGATACTGATGGCGTAGAGCGTGATTACGCGGTTTTCTCTGTCGTATTATTTACTAGATACTTTAATGAAGCCAATTTTGTAGTAGGCCAGCATCAATCTATGGAACTCGATATAAACTCAATCGAAGGTGATTGGGCAAATATTGGAGACACCGAATATTTTGTTTACACTAAAGCAGAAATCATGGGATTGTGTATTATAGGTGACCACGAACCATGTTTTTCCGTATCTTCATTCTTTAGCAAGAATGATGATACATATAAATCTCAATATGAAAAGTTCTCTTCTCTATTGGCTGATTTGAAGGCTAAAGTTGAAGAGGCTGAAAAACAACCAACAGAAGGAGGGGAACATCAAATGGAAAATGTTGTAAATCCCGAAGTAAATGAGCCCACTCCTGTACAGGAAGAACCTGTAAATCAGGAGCCAGTAGCTCCAGTTGAGCCTGCGGCTGAACCAGCTGCAGAGCCAGCCGCAGAACCAGCAGAAGAAGTTGCTGCTGATGAACCTGCTGCTGAGCCAGCTGAACCTGCGGCAGAACCCGCAGAACCAGCTGCTACGGAGCCTGAACCCGCGGCCGAACCCGCACCCGATTTTGAAGCTCGTATTACTGAGCTTGAAAGTCAACTAAATGAAATGACTACTAATTATGAGAATGCTCAAACTCGTATTCAAGAACTTGAGGCCCAGATAACATCCGCGTCTGAGACTGAAGCTACCTTGCGTAATGAGATTGCTACCTATGAAGCCGAGCGCACTCGTTTAGAAGTAGAACAAAAAAATGCCTTAATTGAGCAGTTCGCAACTGACTTAACTGAGGAAGAAATCAGCCCAATTCGTGAAGAAATGAATA